GTCCTTCTCCGAGTCCTTCTCCTTCTCCTGCGCCCAGTGGTAGTGGCAGGGATATTGGAAATCAAAACATCAATACTCAAGGTATGAATCCGAATTTCAATATCAATCTCGGCGGTCAAGGTGGCGGCGGCAGCAGCAGCAGCAGCGGCAGCGGCAGCGGCACTGGAAGCGGAAGCAGTGGTCTTACACCCGCTCAAGAGCAGTCACAGCAAGATTTGAGGGCGATGGCGAATCAAAGGGCAAATACACGCGGTGGTTTTGGAACCGGCATTGTGTCGAACCTTCTCACAGGCGGTCTATCCGGTATGGCGAGAGGCGCATGGAACAAATACCAACGAGGGCAAGGGAAAAAGCAATTGCAGCAATACCAAGCGGGAAATTTCACAGCGTCCTTTGACGATCCAAACGCAGCAACCGCCTCGGCAGACAGAATCCTCAAAGCATCTTCTCATATTCACATTCGGCAGGAAATCTCCAAAGGTCGAGGTATGAGCCGTGACCATCGCCGTATGATTCAAGATGCAGTCAAACACAGGGCCAAAGGTGTTCCAATCCCTGAAGAACCAAAGGCCGAAGATGAAGCACCGGGCAAAATGTGTGCCTGTGGAAAAGGCATGGTCCCTGAAGATTCCTACACTGGTGACAGGTGCCAAGCCTGTTACGACAAGAAGGAGGCCAAGCGCCGAGGGGGTGCTTGAAATGACTCAAGCATTCCGCACAGGTTGGTCTGTGGTGAAACAGCGACCCTGCCGGGGTTGTTCCTGTGTGAATTGCGGGGCTGATTATTGCTGTGGATATTGTTCAAGATGCGACCCCGACCATCCTGATTACGGAGATGAATGAAGATGATGAACAAAGCATTCCGCACAGGTTGGGCTGTGCTGAAAGAGGACAAATACCCATGCGATGTGTGCGGAAGTATGGTCCCTGATTCCGATATGATAAACGAAACAGGGCCGGGTATTGATGAAGGAAACCCTATGCAAATATGTTCCGCTTGCGTTCAAAGAAGCAACCAAGAAATATGTGAAGAATGCTACGGGCAATCGGGGGAGGATCCTGAACCCGATTCCTATTATTGCCGAAGTTGTCAAATCGAACTCGGTGAGATTGAGGATGAAGAAATTCGATTGCCTGAAAGACAGTCTTTGCATACTTGTCAAGAGGGTGACGAGGAATGTAATGAATGCCTTGAAGAATGGCGGAGAGAACGATACGGAAGCGATATTCACGATTCACGATGTGTATGCAACGAATGTTCAGGATGGGGATTTAGGGCGGATTACTGATGATTGACAATTACGACGATATGCTCCTCAAAGCCCGAAGCGAAATGCTCGGCACTACACAACCAACGATTGTCAAAAGCGATGCCGTATTCGATTTCGTTTGGGATCGCATTATCAAATTCGACCCAATGGTGGCGATGCAAAGACGACAACAACAGATGCAACAACAACGGGAGGCACCGGCCCCTGCACCTGCCGCCCCTGCACCCAGTCCAACAAGGGTTGCACCCGATGGGAGGGTCGTGAGTCCAACGGGCGAAACCGGAAGTCCGACAAGGGGACCGCCAAGAGGCGGTAGTCCAACGGGCAGAACAATGACTGATGCCGGAATGGAAAGGCCGACAGCCCCCGCTGCTCCTCCAAGAACAATGTCTGATGCAACCCAAAAATTGGGACACTTGAGGCAGCAATTTCAAGCCGGAAGGGACAAGGCAAACCCAGTGCAGACTGACCGCGCCGTAGCCGAACCACCAACCGTAGCCGAATCAGGAGATGGACGGCGACAGGCTGCTTACGACAAGGTTCGGGAATTGGGCGGTCCTTCATCTCGACCCGGACCCCAACATCCACCCCCACCACCCGAAGGCGGTGTCCCTGCACCCCCACCACCTAATGACTACGGCATGGGTGCGGCAGCACCGACAACCCCACCAGTCCAAGCCGAACGTGCCGTATCATCTCCGCCGGGTCCATCTTCATACTACGACAAGGCACAGGTGCCGACAGAAAGGCACCCTGAAGGAATGTCACTGACGGATGCACAAAGGGCGTTAGGCCAAACGGAGATGGATACGCGGGAAATGCGTTCTGCACCACCAACGGTTCCGGCGATGGACGCAAGAAGGGCGAATGCAATTTTACAAGGCAAGGATGTGATGACACCTGTTGATAAACCCGTTCTGCAACCTGAAACACCTGCTCCTGCTGCACCTGCTCCTGCTGCACCGGCACCTAAGCCTGAAGCACCTGCACCGGCACCTAAGCCTGAAGCACCGGCACCTAAGCCTAAAGCACCTGCACCTGCACCTGCACCTGCACCTGCACCTAAGCCTGAAGCATCTGCAAAGAAGCCACAAAAGAGGGGACGTAAGCCCCCCCAAAAGAAGGCGGCAGAAAAGAAGGCCAATATCGAAGTCCCTTCAAACGCCGATTCATCCAAAAAAGCGGCCAAAGGACGTAGCAAAGCACGCAAGGAAAGTAGCGGTCCCCCGGAGGGAAATCCGTTTGAAAGCACAGCATTGGCAATTGAAGAATCCAAAAAAGAAGGCACACACAAGAAGGCCAGTCACGACATAGCAACCAACGGTGCATGGTCTGTGATGAAAGATGCAGACGTGTCCCTATTGCCGAAAGGAATGTTGAAACAAATGCAAGGTCAGCAACAGGCAGACGCCGATTACAGCCTCTTGCCACATGGTTGGCGAGAGGATGCGTGATTGAATGACTGAAGCCATGCTCGATCTGGCGAATCAAGTCGATTGGGAAATGGGCCGAAGGGACTTCAAGTATTTTTTTGAGGACATTTGCGGGCGCGAAGAGAAGTATATGCTCGCAGACTTTCACAATGAATGGTTCAATATGTCCGAGAACCACAACAAAACGTGCGTAATTGCATCCCGTGACCACGGCAAATCCGTGTTCTATCGCTGTTATCTTCTTTGGAAGATGGCTTACAATCCCGGCACTGAAGTGCTGTTCTTCTCTCACAGTCAGCACCAGTCCATTGATCACATGGGCAAAATGGACGAATTGATTATGTCAAATCCGGTTCTTGCTCATCTCAAACCCAAGCGTGGATGGGCAAAACAGAAATTCAAGATGACCAATAAATCGGTCATTCACGCTATGTCAGTCGGTAAAGCGGTTCGTGGTGCCCACCCTGACATCGTGGTTCTTGACGATATTCTATCCAGTGAAGCAAGCACCCAATTGGCTCATGTTGCTCAATGGTTTTACACGGCTCTATTGCCCGTTCTGCACCACACAGCACAATTGTGCATTGTTGGAACCCCGTTCTCATACACTGATCTGTATCAGGAATTACGCGCTCTCAAGGGATATTGTGTCGGTGAGTATCCGGCTATTGATGAGGAAACAGGGGCACCGCTATGGCCTGAACGGTGGTCACTTGAAGCACTTCAGACACGGCGTAGTGAAATGACTTCAATTGCATTTACGCGAGAATATCTATGCAAACCAATTGCCAGTGAATCGAGTCTATTCCCATTGGAAATGACTGACCCATGCAAAGATGATGACTATACGTTTGTGTTCGACCCATACGCGAGTGACTTCGATGAGAATGTCAATTATTACATCGGTTGGGATCCTGCTATCAGTCCGGATCGAAAAGCCGACTATACTTGCATGGTTGTTATTGCGATGGATGAAAACCGTCACAAGCGGGTGGTGTGGATGCACCATGAGAAGGGTATGGACTTCAGCAGTCAAATTGATAAAATCATAGAATTGAATGCTCGTTATAATCCCGTGATTGTTGAATTGGAAACAAACAATTTCGCACAGGCATTCCATCAGGTGTTGAAGGAGATTAGCGATCTGCCCATCAAACCATTCACTATGAGCCGTATGCGAAAGGAAGCAGTTATTCATGCTCTCCAATTACATTTTGAGCAACGGCATTTGATTTTACCCTACAAAGAAGAAGGGCGAACCCGAAGAATGATAGACACACTTTTGAACGAGTTGTCTATGTTCACTATGCTTCCGAATGGAAAGATGGAATCCCTCGGACGGCATGATGACACGGTAATTGCACTTGCACTGGCGGTTCAAGCGACAAAGGAATATAGGGACAATATCGTGGTTCTTGATGGCGAGGCATGGACGAAGAGGATTGGGTGGGCTGAATGACGTTAGAAATCAAATGGGATCCGAGCGTTCGTTCAATGGATGATTCGATTCAGAAATTCCTTCCCGCTATATTGGCAGGTGCAGGTAAAGCCGTTGTTGGTGCAGCAAAATTAGGCGCAAAGACTGTCAATGCAGCCGCAAAAGGTGTCGGCAAAGTAGCCGGTGCAGTTGGTCGAACAGTAAATGCGGTTGGAGATGCAGCCTCCGGTGCTGTAAATGCAGTTGGAGATGCAGCCTCCGGTGGTGGTAATGAAGGTGCCATTACTGTTGCACAAGAAAAAGTGGGGCAGAAAAAGAAGGAATTAGCCACCGCAGAACAAGAGGCAGAAGCATTATCCAATCAACCATCTGCTGCCGCAGAAGCACCTGTGGAAGCAGAACCTATGCCAACATCGGCTACTGCGGGCAAAGAAATTGGTGGTCTTGACGGTAATGAAGGCGAATCCTCACCAACAGAACAACCGGGAACGGAATTACCCCCTGCGCCCATTTCAACATCCCTTCGTGAAGATTTTGGAATGGACGCCCCCGAAATTATTGATTTACTCATCAAAGGAGGGCCGGAATCTGAAAAATTCGTTCCAATTATTCTTCAAAGATTGCGCGGAGAGCAATTGGCCGTATTGAAATCGTTTGATTGGTTCAATGAAAGTGATTGGGGTTGTGTGCGTTTGCACGATAACGATTATGCGATGTTATCCAAATATGCAGATCGATTGGAATTACCCCTTCGACAGACAATGGCAGCGGCACGACGCGCAAAAGACGAAGATGAAATGGCTGATATTTGGAAGGGATGGCATAATCGCTTAGATGCTGAACATCGTTTGAGTAGTCGTGAGCGAAATATCCTGAAGGGTTCTTTGGAAGTTATTCAAAAGAATGGTGATATGAATGCCCAAACAATCACTTCGTATGGTGTTAATGGAACGGCGGCTGAAATTGCATCCCTCATCAAATCCTATGGCTATCTCTATGATGTGAAAGTGGTTGGAAGAGGCCGAAAATCCGACGACCGCTCATACTACTATGGGACTACAAACCCACCGATCCATCTCAAAAAAATAGATTCATTCATCGGCAATTTGTGGGAATTGGGCGGAAATTTAGATTTGAACACCACACAGGGTCCACGTTTATTCTTGCCGTTTGAGTCAAAACGTGGCGAAGATTATACCGTTCTTCTAAAAGGTGCGCTCGATACAGAAGATATTGTGTGGGAGGGGAACGGGTTCGTATTCAAGAGTTATCATTCCACAGTTAGAGCGGCAGAAGCGGCTATTCCATATTTGGATTCCCGAAAGACATCTGCCGCTATATTGCTCACATCTTTGGATGAAGAACACCCTCTTCACAAACAAGCAAGGGATTTAGTGCGTCTATCATGTGCCGACTCACAGGGGCAAGTGGAAATTCGTAAAGAATTGAATTTGACTGATGAAGGGTGGTTGGAAATGCAGGAGGAAGTGACAAATGGCTACTGATAAGAAGCGCATTGACCGTTTATTCGCTGCTCTTGGTGTGGATATGGAACGCCACACCACCCCTACACCGGAAATGCCGCTGTTCACCAGTGGTGTTCAAGAGCCACCATTATTGCAGGGAATTACAATCCCTGCTCTTTATGCCGCCGCGTATGAATGCCTCGTATTGCGTTCAATTCTCAATCATTTGGCTACCGAAACATTTCGCAAGAATTGGACTTGGAAAGCAAAATTTGTTGTCAAATGCCGGGAATGTGATGAAGAATACAACAAGAAGGAAGAGTCCTGTTCCAAATGTGGTGGGGAAGTCCGACCCGCAGATAAAGCGCAATTGGAATATGCTGATGCTTTGATTGGATGCCAAAACCGTATGGGACAATCATTCCTTGAAGTGCTTCGTGAAATTGAAATGGATCTCAATATCGTGGACGATGCTTACATTATCCTCACCAAAGAATACTTCGTGGACCCTCAAAGCGGAAAGCCACAATTTTACAGAA